CGCGGACCACCGTCGGCAAGTCGACGTTGCCGGTGCGCGTCCAGTTGTCGATCGTGCCACCTGCGTCGGTGGAGTTCACCGAGGGGTCGTCGCCAACCCCGGCCGTCACCGTAGGCGCGCTGTCCGGGCCCGGCACGCCCAGGGGGCGCGTGGCCACGGGGTACGGCTCGGCACCGGTGGTGGCCAGCGCGAGGTTCGTGAACCTCGGCACGTCCAGGCCCGTGATGTAGGTGCGGAACGTGTCGTCGCCTGGGATGATGCCGCGGGCGACATCGACCTCTTCCTCGAACGACAGCCAGTATTGGCCGGCCATGAGCGCGATCGTGCGCACGGGAGCCGTGCGGTCCAACACCTTCGTCAGCGCGAACTGCTGGTACGCGGTGGCGTCCCCACTCACCAGCCGCGCGTTCGTCGCGTCCGTGGATGCGTTGTCAGGCAGACCCCGAGGGGTCATGCGCGGGGTTTCACCCCGGAAGGATTCGGTCAATAGGCGCATCGTAGGTCATCCAGGAACGGGTCACGCGGCGCAGTTCGGGCATGGCTGCCTCGAAGGTGCGCGTCCATGTTGGGTTGCGGGTGTCCTGGCCCGCGTGCTGGCGCCACTCATACCCCACCTGCGGAACCACCACGGCGCCGTACTTGAGAGTACACCACGCCCGGATCAGCCAGTCCATGCCGACCCCGATGCGCGCGGCGTGCTGGTAGACCTCGTCGTCCACGCACGACGCGCGCAGCACGGTCAGGTGGTGCAGGCTGCGCGGATGCATCGCCACGTCGCGCTTCGTGTGCTGGTGCGGGGGTGGTGCCCAGGGCAACGGCTCGCCGGCGGCGTTGATCTTCCGCTCAAGCGTGAAGGCGATGGCAGCGCCCGTGGCGTCGAGCGCGCGCACCGCACTGTCGATGGCACCGGGCAGCACGCGGTCGTCATCATCGACCCAGGCCACGTACTCGGCGTCAAGCCCGACAGTGCTCTCCCACCGATCGCGCTGGAAGTGGTGGGTCCGGTAGACGAAGTGCGTGCCGTACTCCGGCAGCGCGGCCTGGACCGAGGCGGTGGCTTCGGCCAAGTGCGGGGCGTCGCCGCCACGCGTCAGGGTGACGACGGCGAGCTTCACGGCGTCAGAGCTTCGTGACGACGAGCAGACCGGAGAAGAACACCCCCGTGCCTTCCCCTTGGTAGTGGCGCGCGTAGAGCGAAGGGACCGTGATGTCGTCCACCGCGGCCTCCACCACGTACTCGTCCGTCCACTGAACGAAGCCAGGGCTGCCGTCCCCTGTGCCTCCCTGCGTTGCAGAGCGCTCGTGTACCGACTGGGCTCCCGGCGCAATGCTCGCTGCCGTGCCGGAGGTGACGGACCCGTACTGGGTCACCACCGAGCCACCTAGTTCATCGGTCGGCCACACCCCCGCATCCGCGTTGGCGAGGGCAATGAGCGTCACGCGGAACAGGCCGGCCGCCAAGAACTTGACCCCGCCGTCCGCGATAGACCACTCGGCGTCTGCGCTCTCTTGCGAGACGGTGGCGTCCCAATCTGCGAAGAACACGCCGTCGAACAGGCCTGGGTCAACCCCATCCAGTTGCACAACAAGATTGGGCACAGCGCCTCCTTCCCCTCCGGTGGGGATCGTGATCGTCAAAATTTTCGGGTCGCCTGGGTCGACAGCCATGGCCAGGGTGTCACCTGACACGAAGTTCACGGTGTCCACCTCGCGGGTGCCCACGTTCACGCCGGACAGCCGCCACTGCAAGCCGGCCGGGAACTCGTCCGGGGTCTCGGGAGGGAAGCCCGCAACGGGGGTGATGCCGAAGCTCATGGTTGCCTCAGAGCAGGAAGGGCCGCGGGCGAGCGCGCTGGGCCCCGGAGTTGAAGTTCCGTTGCACCTCGGCCTTGCCGTTGGACACCCCGGCCTGGAAGATGCGCCCGTGGCGCGCGGCCTCCGCCGGGTTGTACCAGGTGGTGCCCTGGTTCGACAGCAGCTGGGCCAGCGCACCCGACTCGAAGATGGTGCTGTACTTGCGCAGCGGGGCCTCGGGGATCCGGGCCACGTTGTCGACGGGCTGCACGACGACCGTGATCGTCAGGTCGTACTGCTTGTCCGGCGTCGGGAACAGCGCGAACTGCGCCTCAGGCACGTAGCTGTACCAGATCGGCATGCTGGACTGACGGTTGGGGTCCCAACCACCGGAGTCGGAAGGCACCACCGGACGCGTCTGCGGCGTGCCCGACGGCTGCACGGTGTAGGCCAGCGACATCGCCTGGATGGCGATGATCTCGAGCAACGGGTCGGCACCCAGGCTGTAGATCGCGTCACCGGCCGTGGTGAACCCCGGCACGGTCTCGCGCAGCCAGCGGGTCTGCCCGCACCATTCGCGCACCGCGGTGACGTAGGCGGCCTGCAGCAGCGGCGTGGGGCACTTGCGGGCCACCGATGCGACGTTGCGCAGCTGGTCGAAGACGTCGACGAAGTTCATGCCACCCCCGGTTGCGAGGCCACGCGCGGAGAGATCGCGGCCTGGGCCTGTGACTTGGCGCCGATGGCCTGGGCCCACGCCTGTTTCGCGTTGGCTTCCTTCGTGAGATCCTGGCGTTTCGTGTTCGCGGCGTAGGCGCGCGACACGACGTACTGGACCAACGGCTGCTGGTAGATCTCGAGCACCGGCAACGTGTCGCCGACCGTAGACACCAGGGCGGGCACCGCTCCGTAGACCATCAGCACCTGACCGGTGCCGTCGTTGGGCGGGTACACGTCGAACTGCCGTGGCGTAGCCACGCTGGTCGTGTAGTGCTCGACGGTGGCTGACTGTGTAGCCGCCGGCCAGAACCGCTGCACCTCGTCGAGCAGCTGCTGGTCGACCTCGGAGATCACACGCTTCGTGCCGATGGCGTTGCGCTTGATATCGATCAGCGCGATGCCGTCGGCAGGGATGCTCTGCAGCACCCCGGCTGCCAAGGTGACCACGGTCTGGTTGACCACCAGGTCAGGCTTCACCAGCGCCGTGGCGCGCAGCGCCTCGTTCAGGTAGCTGATCAGGTTGGCGACCGGCCACGTGACGTGGCTCTGGTCGACCAGCTGGATCGCTGCCTGGTCGGTGATGACCTGGACCGTGATGGACATGCTCAGCCCAGGTCTTCGTCGACAGCCGCCGGCGCGGTGGCAGGGGCCTCGCCGCCGTCTTCCTTGGCCGCGGCGGCCAGGATCTGGTTGCGCATGATGTGCGGCGGTGCTTTCGGGTTCAGGACGAGACCGAACTCTTCCTTGGCGAAGTCGATCAGTTCTTCCTTCGTGGCCGTGGACACGTCGAAGGGCGGCAGTTCCTCGATCGGGGCCGAGGAGGTGACGTTGCGACGGGTGTTGCCACCGGTGCGAATCCACCGCATGCGTTCCTCGAGGCTGGCCTTCACCGACCCGGTGTACGGGATCATGTTCCGGTGCTTCGCGGTGCGCGCGACGTTGGGCAGCAGGCGGCCGTTCTCGCGGTTGATCAGGAACGGGATCTTCGTGTCCTGCTGACCGCGCTTGGCACGCGCCTGCTGAAGCTTCGCTTCGTTGTTGCTGTCCATGAGGGTGGGCCTCGAGTGGGGGTAGGTGGAAAACCGGCGCCCGAAGGCGCCGGCTCAGGCATCACGCGCCAGGCTCAGGAGCCTGCGGGCGAGGTGCCGGGGGTCAGGGCACGGTGCTTGATGCCCTTGTTGCCACCCATGCTCTGGCTGATGCCGAGCGGGGTGTGGGGGTAGCGGGCCTTCGCCTTCGAGCCGGCCTTGGCCAGTTCTTGGGTGATGGTGTTCGGCGGGGTGTCGATCGACAGGCCCGGGCCGTACGGACTGGACGTTTTCATCACGCTCATCGCGTTCTCCTTGAGATCAGGAAAGGGACCAAAGATGGGGCCCCGGGGAGCCCCATCTTAACCGGCTCAGGCGCCGCGGGCCACCACGGCCGTGCCGATGTACTTCGGCTCGATCACCTCAAAGCCGTAGACCATCAGGCCGCGGATGATGTACCCGAAGTCGTTCGGGTTGTTGATCATCTCGCACTCGACGATCTGGGCCGCGAACGTGAGACCGGCGCTGTGGCCGAACATCACATACGAGGCCGGGCCCGGCGTGGTCTGCTTCAGCAGGTTGCGCGACTGGTAGATCGTGAACCGGTCGATCGAGCCGATCTTGCCGTTGCGCAGGATCGACACGTCATCGCCAGCGAGCGACGCGATCTTCAGGTCCGACTTCTTCACCAGCGCCGTGAACCACGGCGGCACGACCAACCAGCGGCCTTCCTCGGACACGTTCTGCTCGTCGAGCACGGTGCCCAGGTCGACGATGAAGTCGACCACGGTGGCCTTGGTCAGGACGACCGGATTGCTCGAGTCACCCAGGTCGATGTTGCCGCTGTCGACGCCGGCGGCAATGCCGCTGTTGTCGGGCGACACATCGGCCGGGATGGTCTCCAGCACGTCCGCGTCGACCGCGATGCGCAGCTGGATCGAGCCGTCGTTGGCGAACAGGTCCGCCATGTCGACGTCGGCTTGCCGCTGGTCGACCAGGCTGACCGCCACCGAGAACGACTTGGCCTGGTCGATCGACAGCTGCACCGCGGTGCTGGTCGGGTACTGGTTCGACAGCCCGGCGCCGACCACGTAGTCGTTGACGACCACGTCCGGCACGGTGCGGATGATGACGTTCGAGCCCAGGCCGGCGATCTCGCCTTCGTAGTCGGTCGAGCAGATCTCGCCGAACACGGTCGACTTGTAGAACTTCTCGACCAGCTTGCCCGACCAGACCTCGGGGATGAATTTCGATGCGCTGTCCGGACCGTAGTCCGGAATGCTCGTTACGCGGGGGACGCCCATGATGTGCTCCAGAATTGATGGGTTGCTTTGCGCAACCGCCTACCAGGCGGTTACGGATTGCGCAGCGCCATCCGCTTCTCGAACGTGGCAACTTCCTGCGGGGACACCTTGCTGAGCTTGGCGCGCTTGTAGAACTCCTTGATCTCGGCCGACGTTGGCGGCGTGAGATGGGTGTCCTTGGGCGGCGCCCCGGGTGGCGTTGCGGCCTTCCCGTGGGGTTGAACCGGAGGCGTCGGGCGTTCCTGCGTCTTTTTGAAGTCCTGGAACATCTTCGCCACACGTTGCGCATTGAGCGCGGTGCAGTGTTTGTTCAGGACCACTTGACGCGTGATGCCGTCGTCGGTCTCCTCGGCCAGCCACTCGCCCCATTCTTCCGACTCATCGATCTCGGTGTAGTCGGGGACGAGCTCTGCGAGCTTGTCCCTGAAGGCGGTCGCGCGGCCCTTCTGCTCGTCTTCCTCGGTCGCCTTGGCTTTGGCCGTGATGGGCTTGAGCGCTTCGGTGACCTGGGTCTGGACTTGCTTCTTGATCGCACGGTACGTGGCCCACGCAGCTGGTTCGCCCATCTCCTCGATCTGTTCCGGGGTGAAGAACTCACCCAAGTCCCCATCGGAAGACGGTGCTGCGCTGCGCGCGCTTTGGAGCTCCGTTTCGAGCTCGCTGATCCGCTGATTCAGTGCCAACGTCTGGGCCTTGCGGTCCTCGCGTTCCGAGCGGAGGATGCCTGAGGTCACTGTGAAGCGTTGCTTCCAGTAGGCCGGGTCATTCTCGCGGGGGTCCGCGGACGGTGGTGCCGGGGGTTCGGCGGTGGTGCTTGCTGCCTGAGCAGCAGGTGCAGGGTCCGGTTCGGGCTTCTGGTTGACGAGACCGCCGTGTCGCTCCATGAGCTCGGCGTTCTTGCGCACCAGTGCGCGAGGGAGTTTCGTTTCGAGTGCAGATGCCTGCATAGGATCTCCGCGATCTGCGCCTCAAGGGGCGACAGGGGTTCGCACGCGGGATGCGGGGATCGCGGTTCCCATCAATTCGACGTGACCCGGCGGGTCCCTTGCGATCGGGCTGCCGAGCTACGGTTGAGGCGGTCCCTGGCTTCGTCGAGTTGCTTGACCAGTTCCTCGAGCGCTTGGGCTTTCCCTTGCGCTCGGTACAGGTCTTCGCCGTTCAAGACTCGCAGCGTCTTGTCGACTTCACCAAGCCGTCCTTCGAGCACCTGGCGGTAGAGGCGTCCTTGGGTCGATTCGGCAAAACCGGCCAGAAAGGACAGCGTCTCGTGGGACAGGTGCATGGGTGCGGATTGTATGCCACATCCCTAGTTCGTCAATGACGGGGTTCCGGCATTCTCTTCAATTTCCGCAACAATCACAGCGCGGAGTTATTTCGTAAGACCCCCCACGAGGTGGTGCTGATGTCCGTGTTGTTGCCGGAGACTGCCAGCACCGCATGCCAGTAACGGGCCTTCTCCCGGAGGATCAACCCTGGCTCGGCCTGGAAGAACATCGGCCCGGCGTCCGACATGCCGGCGTCCAGTGGAAACGCCGCGGGGTCCCAGACGCCAGGTGAAACGTACTGCTGGAAGACGCCCGTCCACGTGATCCACCGGCCGGCCGTGTCCGTGCGGTTGATGCTGGCGAAGTGCGTGCGCAGTTGCAGCGTGTACCCCGCCGGGACGACACGGGTCGCGTTCTGGCTGATGTTCCGCCCGGCCGCGACAGCCATCCGGGCGGCCCCGGCACCGGCGTCGCGCACGGTCTGGATGCCTGCATTCGAACCGCCGGAGCCGACTGTCTTGACGCTCAGTGTGTTCACCGCCGTCACCTGCGCAGGGAGCGCCACGGCTGTGGTCCCGTTCAACGTGACCGTCGGGAACATCCGGTTGTAGTCGGCGTCCAGTACCTCGAGCACGACGGTGCGC